ACCCTCTAGGAAGGTCATGGGGGAGTTATTCGTGGTCAATGGGTAGTGAGGTAGCGCAGTTGCGACAAAGTAAGCAATCGCGCTGAGGAGCGCAGCCTGTAAGGCAATCCATTTGATGTGTCTCATGTCAACCTGGCGTTATTCGTGGTCAATGGGTAGGGCCTTTTGCAACATGGCCGTCAAGTCGCTGTTTTGTGCGCTCTCCGCAGCGAGGAACGCTGCGCTCCTCGCTGCGTTCTCCGCTGCGCTATTCGCTGCGTTGAACGCTGCGTTCCTCGCTGCGCTCCTCGCTGCGCTCAACGCTGCGTTCCTCGCTGCGCTCCACGCTGCGCTCCACGTTGCGCTTTCCGCAGCGAGGAACGCTGTGCTTTCCGCAGCGAGGAACGCTGCGCTCTCCGCTGCGCTATTCGCTGCGCTCTCCGCTGCGCTCCACGCTGCGCTCCACGCTGCGCTTTCCGCAGCGAGGAACGCTGCGCTCTCCGCTGCGCTCTCCGCTGCGCTCCTCGCTGCGCTCTTGATCTCCGGATTACCCGTCGCAAGCCATTCCTTTACAACGTCCGGGGCTTCCCACAAGTGGAGCATATTAGCAGCGCAATTGCGGGCAAATTCACCGAGCACTAATTCAGCGTTCAATTCGGCCAGATAAGTGCGAGACGTGGCGCATAGCTTGTCATTGCCTTTGATGATTGTGCCACCAAGACGCACGCGGAATATGATTGAACTGGTGGCATAACTGAGTGCATCAATCGGTCGCACTGATGCGTGCAAACCACGTTCGCACAACACGGGCTCGCTAGTGATCGTGTGCGTATCACCGACGCGCACAAGGCGACCATCGCCATGCGGCAACAGCTTGTTAGGCTGCGCAAAGTACCAAGCTAAAATGGATTTAGACATTGCCAGTTCTCCAGGTCAACGCGGCGGGATTGCCGTTCAAGAGCACCACTATAGCAGCAATGCTCTTGGGCTGCAATCAGTCGGTAAAGTCGCGGCCAGTTGATGTGTCTCATGTCACCCTCGGCGTTATTCGTGGTCAATGGGTAGTGAGGTAGCGTTTTGCAACATGGCCGTCAAGTCGCTGTTTTGTGCGCTCTCCGCCGGCATCATCCATACTTCATGGTGCAGCCTTCTCTATCAAACCATGCCGCACCAGTGAATGACGCGGAGCACGCTTTACTGGTGCCCGTGTGCCATCGGGCAACGTCGCGTAGATTAGATATTGGAACGCATACGCTGCGACGGTGGATGGCGCAACGTCAAACCGCACGCTAGGCCATGCGCGTTCCAATGCCCGCACAGTTTGCGCCGCATATTGTGGAAGCTGGTAGTTGAATAGATTGCGAGCCATGTCTGGGGTCCTTTCTAGGTATCCAGTGTTTCGACTATGCCCTTATGCGCTTGTCAAGCGGGAATTTCTTGATAGTGAATGATCTACGCTTGCCAAAGACCACGGCGCTGCAATTCTTGCATTGCGACATGCGTGTATGAACTACCGGGAATATAGTTTAGATGCCGCACGAATAGCGCGTGCAATTCCTTATCCGGCAGTGCGGCTAGTTCCCGCTTAGCTTCTGTCAAATTGAATTGCCGGGTTCTGACTGGGGTAAACATTTTGGCCTTATCCTCTCTGAGGTTTAGGTGGTAAGTTTGTCGCTGCGCTTTCGACCGTCCTTCGAGCCCCGCCGAGACAGGGCGAAGGTCGAAAAGCTATGCGACAATAACGGCCACCTAGCGCATTGTCAATAGCTGGCCGATCACGCTTTCGTGATCGAAAGGCTTGCCGGCCGGCGCAGGTATTGTGCATTGGCCGGTTATCAAGCGCCAGTGCTGGCCTATCGTTATTGCCGATGGTATGCCCGTCTCATTCGGGGCAGGCACCGCGCGCGTACATTATCAACTCATAATAATCGGTCGCGCAACAATTGTTCGCGCCGCAATAATCTTGCGTTTTAAAAGACCCCTGGGGTCGCCGGGTAGGGGTCAAAACAGCCATTCGTGCGATAAATCGAGCCGAGCATTCTAACACGCGGCGATTTCTGGACAATCGCTTCGGCGAAGACGCAACAATCTTGCGTGCCCGGCGAACAGAACCCGAAAAGTGCGGTTCCCATCCATGTAACAGGGGTGGGCTTAAAGTGCCCGCCGTTATTGACAAACTCCGCGATCTGTGAAACAAACGCCTCATGGCCCTTCCAGCAGCTCCAGTCCGTGTCATTGTGGTTCCCGACGAAGGCAGGCTTGGTCCGGCGATGAATGCGCTCGCCTCGGATCGGCAGCGGGCCTTCATCATTGCCCTCCTGGAGAATGGCGACAACAATTTCTCTCGGGCAGCGCGAGACGCTGGCTACACCGGCAGCGATCAGAACATTCGCACGGCGGCACACCGGCTCGCGCACGACCACGATGTGCAGCTCGCGTTCGATGAAGAAGCAGTTCGACGCCTGAAGTCGGGGAAGATCATGGCGGTGAGTACGTTGCTCACTCTGGCCAAGACCGCAGCGAAGGACAGCGACAAGCTCAAGGCCATCGAAATGCTTTTGAACCGCACTGGCCTGCCCGCGCAGAGCGAGCACAAGGTGACGGTGGTGGATCGAAGCAAGACTGATGAGGAAATGATCTTGCGAATTACACAACTCGCTGAGAGCATGGGCATGGACCCGCAGAAGCTTCTCGGTGGTCCTGAGCAGAAAGCAATAGATGTTGAGTTTACAGAAGTCAAAGAGGAGGAATGGTGATGAAGGTAGGCCCCTACGTTTTTGAGAAGGTGTATGATGGCTGCTCCCTCTGCAATCGGTTCTTCCACTGGCACGGCCTTCACAACAACAGACTGAGTGGAATGCCGGTTGGCTTCTTCCTTGGCTGGAAGCCACGACCATATCTCAACCGAGACGAAGCATTCCTGGCGCAAGGCTTCCCGGCCGATGGCTGGAATGAAGCAGGCGAACGGTTCGGACCCATCCCTTTTAAGTGGGAGCTGGACTTCTGGTTTGAAAACTCCGGCCTTCAGGGCCACTATGGTTTCTGGTGGTGGAAGCCCAAATGGAGGATCACTCGTGAGCAGCCAGCAGCTTAAAGACACTCTCGCTTCTCTTGAGGCTGCGTCCGCGCATCGCCGGTTTAACAAGAACCTGTTCTGGAAACCGTACCCGAAGCAAAAAGAATTTCTCGATCTCGGCCGATTGAAGCGAGAACGTCTATTCATGGCAGGCAACCAAGTCGGCAAGTCCGACACGGGTGCGATGGAAACCTCGACACACCTGACCGGCCTCTACCCCGACTGGTGGCAAGGAAAAGTTTTCACCAAGCCTGTGATCGGGTGGGCTGCGGGAGAAACATCGCTCGTTGTCCGCGATGTGCAGCAGGACAAACTCTGTGGCCCACATGGCGTCGATGCTGAGTTCGGCACCGGCCTGATACCGAAGGATCAGTTTGCCGACAAGCCTTCACTTGCTCGTGGTGTCACGGACGCCTATGACACCATTCAGGTGATCCATTCGGTGCCAGTGGTGAAGAAGGGAACCTACATCAAGGTGCCGAGCAACGATGGTATCAGCCAACTCACCTTCAAGTCCTACGAACAGGGACGACAGAAGTTTCAGGGCAAGACCATCGACTTCGGATGGGGCGACGAAGAACCGCCGATGGAAGTGTTCGAGGAATTTCTTGCGCGGCTCACGGGCGAAGGCATCATGTTCACGACCTTCACGCCGTTACTAGGCCGGACGGCACTGGTCAATCGCTACCTGGATGAGAAGTCTGCGGATCGTGGAGTGGTCAGTATGACCCTGGATGAAGCGGAGCACTTCACCCCGGAGCAGAAGGCACAGAGGTTGGCAGGCTATCGCCGCCACATGCGCGAAGCACGCGCCCTCGGTGTCCCCCTTCAGGGTGAAGGACTGGTGTTCGACTTCGGTGAAGACCTGCTGAAGGAAGCACGCATCGAGAATGTCCCTCCGTACTGGCGCAAGCTTTGGGGCATCGACTTCGGTATCGGCCATCCGTTTGCGGCAGTGCTCTTGCTATGGGATGTGGACAATGACTGCATTCACGTTCACCACTGCATTCGCATGGTGTCGGACGAGCGGGCCTCGCTGCCGATGCACCATGCTGCGGCGATGAAACCTATTGGTATCAACGTGCCGGTGGCTTGGCCGCAGGATGGCACGGCGCGCGAGAAGGGGTCGGGCGATCCTCTCGCTACTCTCTACAAGGCGCAGCGTCTCAGGATGCTGCCGACGCACGCTACCTGGGAAGACGGATCGGTGTCTACGGAAGCGGGCATCCTGGAAATGGAACAGCGGATGGCAACAGGCCGCTTCAAGGTCGCCTCGCACCTGTCCGACTGGTTCGAGGAGTACCGGACCTATCACCGCAAGGACGGCCAGATCGTTAAGGTCAGGGACGACTTGATGTCCGCCACGAGGGTTGCTATTATGGCGAAGCGGTTCTCCAAGGCCGTTGGCCTGGGGGGTGGTTTGGATAAGCGCCGCGACCGGCCGACCTTTGCAACAGATGTCGATTTTTCATTTGACTGGTGACTTCAGATAGGCTATGAGGCAGGTCGGGGTAGCGGGTCAGCATTCGTCGGCTGACCTTGTTGCAACAACCTAGACCTTGCCGGAAGGCAAGAGAATGGGGCGCTACGTCGTTTAATTCACACGAGAGGATTTCCACATGACACGCGAACTTTCACCGGCAGAGAAAGCCGTCTTCGGGGCTGACGCTAAGATTGACGAACTAGGCAACGTGATCGAGCAGGGCTTTGGTTCTATTGCCAAGAAGACTGAAGCGGTTATCGCCACCGAAAAGGTCGCGGAAGAAAAGGCGAAGGCCGAGTTGGTCAAGCTGGAGCAGCGGGCCAAGGACGACGCTGCCAAGGCTGAACAGTCCGCGAAGGAAGCTGGTTCCGCGCACGGTGTCTTCGGCAAGATTGTCGAGAAGATCGAGGACGTGTTCTAATGCCCTGGCACTTGGTCCTGTTGCTGGTCAGTCTTGTTGGCGAGCCATCTGTGATTGCCCGCTCTGAACAAGGGTGGGCTACGCAGGCCGAGTGTGTTGATGCAGCTCCAGGGCTGCTGGCTAATGTGGACCCGATGCTTGCTGGCAAGTACGCGATCTCTAAGATGGCTTGTCAGACTGACCCTTACTCCAATTTTGACTGAGCCATGACCAACCTCATCACCTCGGACATTGCCAATGCCTACAAGTGGCACACCATGTGGGTGGCCGCGTTTTGGGGCCTGATGGGCACTGGCCTCTACATCGCTATGATTTTTGTGACCATCGACAATGCGTGGTGGCTTGCGCCGCTGTTGCTCCTCGTAGGGGTTTCAGTCGCGGTTGCCCGCGCCACCAACCAACCGGGATGCTGATATGACTGAACCTGTTCCAGTCGCACGACGCGCAGTAGCAATCGCCGCCTTAGCGACGGTTCTCATTACTCCGCTGGAAGGCACCGGCCTCGTGGCTGTGCATCAGAAGTTCGACCCTATCGGTGTCATCACTTGGTGTACCGGCCGGACGAACTACGATGACCCGACTGTGCAGGTTGGCACGCGGTTCACCAAAGCGCAATGTGTTCAGTTTCTTCAAGACGACATCCCGAAATACCAGAAGCCGCTCGAAGGGTGTGTCCACGTCGATCTGACCAATCACAACTGGGCGGCGCTCGACAGCGCCAGCTACAACACCGGCCCGAAAGCCGTGTGCAACTCTCCAATGGTGAAAGCGTTCAATGCTCATGACCCGAAAGCCTGCGACAAGTTTGTTGGTTGGCATGTGGCTGCGGCTGGTGTGCGGCTTAAGGGCCTCGTGAACCGGCGCATCGCGGAAAGCAAATTCTGTAGGACAAAGGACTGACCATGCCAATCTGGTTCAAACTCGCAACTGCTGGCCTCAGTGACTTGATCTGGCACTGGGGCATTGGCGTTGGCCTCATCATCTGCATCCTGGCAGTGGAATACTTTCTCGGCTATCTGCCTTTCGTGCAGCGCATCCGAAAGGACTTGCTGTGGGTGGCGTTTGGAATTGCTGTGTTCCTTGTTGGTGAATGGCTTGGGGCACGCGATATGGCCGCGCGCTGCAACGCGCAGGCGGCTGTCGTGGAAGGTGCCGTCAATCAGGCGGTCAAGGATGCCAATGGCAATCCCACCAAAGACAAATGGGACACCAACCAATGAAAACATTAAAGCACCAGCGACCTTTCCTAGAGGGTCACGAAAGAGAGGAAACCATGTTTCGCTGCATTATCTGTCATGTGCTCAACATTCTCTTTCCAGTCCTCCTTGTTGTACTCATTGGGTTTGCGCTAGGCGGCTGTGCGGCTACAGGCTCGACACAGAGCCTCACGCCGGTCTGCACCGCGCTCGGCCCTCCGCACGCCTATAACTCGCATACCCTGACGAGTGCGATCCACGCTGGCCCAAAGTTAGCGCCCCGTTTGGCCCGCGATAACAGCGTCGGCACCCAGTTGCGTTGTCCGGGGTATTGATGTACAATATATTTATCCGGTTTTCACTCACAGGAGGGCGCAATGGCTATCAACACGCCTAAATATCCCGGCGATACTCGATGGGCCTACTTTAAGCGGGTATGCTGGCTGACGTGGGACAACTATTTGTCTCCATTTGGTCCGAAACACTCGACGCAATGGATCAACGAAAGAATGAAGCCGCACATTGGGTAACAACCATTCCAATATGAATTTTATCACCGCTTCGGCGCTCGTGCTGCCAATCATCACCGGACTTTGCGGTGCGTTTTGGGCGCTGTTGGTATCAAGCGGGCCGGGCGGCATGTGGCTGACAATCGGCGGCAACGTAATTTCGCAGGTTGTGCTTTTGACTATTCTTTGGATCGCGGGGGTAGAATTTCCCAAGTTTAACGCCGGAATATCATTGGCATTTTTCGTGTTCATTGTGACTTCGGCCATCATCAGCGTTCTTTGGCTGTACCCGTATTTGAAGGGAATGCCGTACGCGGTGCTTTCGATCACCGAAGTTGCATGGCCGATCTTCGCGCTGATATTCGGATGGATGCTGCTCGGCGGCGCGCAACTCAATACTTGGCAGATGGCAGGCGGCGCGCTCGTCATTTGCGGTTCGCTTCTCGTCGTATCCGCTGGAGGAAGCTGATGCCACCACTTACGCAGACGGATCGAATTGTGCTGCTTTTGATCGTTGCAATCAGCATCGCCATCGGCGCGGTCTACAAATTCACCATCGGATAAGGCTAATGGACCCATGTATATAATTCCCCTATTTTGGCTGATCGCCACCGTGCAGGAGCGTCGGCACCCACCGACCTGCCGGTACTGCAAGCGCAGGGTTGACACGCAATAAAATTACGCATATAGTCTTCCAAACGACATTTTCGTTCGCGGTGGACCTATGCCCCAAACCTCCAGTAAAAACACTCCCTTGTCCTCGGCCGGGGCCGATCTCGGCCTGACGGGCAACACTCCGGCTATGGATGAGGAGACGGAGGAGGAGAAGAAAAAACGCCTCGCGCTCCAGCAGAAGCAGCAGATGTCGGGCAACCCCATGTCGAGCATGGCAGGAACGATGTTGAACCTCTCTGGTGGTGACTTTGGTATGGGTGGCTAATGGCCGAACAATTTAACACCGGCCCAATTCGCCAGCAGTCCAACGAGGAAATGGCGAAGGTCAGCAAGATCATGAGGGAGTTCGGCCAGCTCCAGCTTTGGCGCAACAACTTTGCGACACAGTGGGAGGAAGTAGCTGAGCTGGTGTTGCCGACTTCACGCAACACTTTCATGTACGCCTCCTACAATACACCGGGCGAGAAGAAGACACAGAAGCAGGTGGACGCCACCGGCATGATGGCGCTTTCACGGTTCTCCGCGATTTGCGACAGTCTGCTGACGCCGCGCAACATGACGTGGCACCAGCTCACGGCCAGTGACAAAGGCTTGATGCGGGACCGTTCGGTGCAGCTCTGGTTCGAGCGCACCAACGCCAAGCTATTCAAGATGCGCTATTCCCCGATGGGAAACTTCAGCGCGCAGAACCAGCAAGTCTATCAGTCCCTCGGTGCCTTCGGTACGGCGTCGATGTTCATGGATGCGTTCGTTGGAATGCACGGTGAACGTGGCATTCGTTACAAGGGTGTCCCGCTTGGGGAAATGTTCCTGCGGGAAAATCATCAGGGCCTCATCGACGGTTTCATTCGCTGGTATCGCCTGACCGCGCGCCAAGCGTACCAGAAGTGGAACCCGATGGGGACGTTCCCGGAGCGCCTGCGTCCGCAGCTCGAAGCGGACAGTCAGATGCCCTTCAATTTCCTCCACTACGTCTGCCCGCGTGAGGAAGGCTATGATCCCAAGGCTCTCGATCACAAGTCGATGCCTTGGGAGAGCTGTCAGGTTTCAATCGAGGGCCTGAGCATTCTGGAGGAGGGTGGCTACAACACTCTCCCGATTGCTGGCACTCGCTACGAACAGACCCCCGGTGAAATCTATGGCCGCTCCCCGGCCATGATGGTACTTCCGGCGCTCAAGACCCTGAACGCCGAGAAGCGAACCTTCCTGACCCAAGGGCATCGCGCCGCGAACCCGGTGTACCTGACCAACGACGATGGGATCACTTCGCCGTCGATGCGGCCCGGTGCCTTTAATCCCGGGGGCGTCAGCTCGGAAGGCAAGCCTCTGGTCCACATGCTCCCCACTGGGGACATCCAGATCAGCAAGGAAATGATGCAGGAGGAGAAGTCGCTCATCAACGACGCCTTCCTCGTCACGCTATTCCAGATTTTGACCGAGAGCCCGCAGATGACCGCGACCGAAGTGGTCGAGCGGACCACGGAGAAGGGCATCCTCCTGGCCCCGACTGTTGGGCGGCAACAGAGCGAATACCTGGGTAACATGATCCCGCGCGAGCTTGATCTGATGTCCCAGTTGAAACTGCTCGATCCGATGCCGCAGAAGCTCAAGGATGCGCGCGGACAGTACGATATTGTCTATACCTCGCCCATGTCGCGGCAGATGCGTTCCGGTGAAGTGGCCGGGTTCTGGCGTACCGTCGATCAGGCGGTGAACGTCATGAACACGACGCAAGACCCGTCGATCATGGACGAGTTCAATTTCCCGGAAGCGATCCGTACAACTGCGGAAGTCAACGGGGCACTGCCGAGTTTCATGGCTTCCGACGAGGAAAAGAAACAGAAGGCGCAGGTTCGCGCCAAGCAGGCGAAAGCGGAGCAGGCCATTCGTGCGGCTCCGGCACAGGCGGCGCTCAACAGCTCGAATGCGAAACGTGCTCAGGCGGGAATACTCCCGCAGCAAGGCGGTCCAGGTGGTCAGCAGCCACAGGGGCAACCGCAACAGTGAGGACTGAATGAACGAACGGTTTGCGAGGACGCTGGACTTCTTTCGGCTTAGAAAGAGGGAGTACCAGCATACGTTCACATCATTGGCCGGTCAAGAAGTGTTCAGGGATTTGGCGTTGTTCTGTCGCGCCAACGAAACCTGTACGGTCCTCGACAAGGATGGCCGGGTGGACGACAAGCTTACATTCATGATGGAGGGTCGCAGGGAAGTGTACTTGCGTATTCTCATTCACATGGGACTGACGCCACAGCAGCTCATGGTCCTTTTCACGGGTGGCACATTGAAAGCAGGAGATACAAATGGCTGAACCAACAGCAGCAGAGGCCGCAGCGGCGGCGACAGCGGCAGCGGCGGCGACAGCGGCAGCGGCGGCTGCTGCGGGGACGCCTTGGTTTCAAGGCGGTCTTGAGAATGAGTTTCTTGGGCACGCGCAGACGAAGGGGTGGGACAAACTTTCGGCCCGCGAAGCGGCGGTTGCCGCGACGAAGGCGCACCGTGAGGCTGAACAGCGCCTCGGCGTTCCGTCTGATAAGCTGGTGCGGCTTGCCGATCCGAAGAACGAAGTTGAAACGCGGGCCATGTGGCAGAAGCTTGGCACTCCGGCTGAAGCCAAGGACTACGACTTCACCCCGCTGAAGACGGCGGCTGGTGCAGCGCCGGAGGCTAAATTCCTCGATGCCTTCCGGGCAGCGGCGGCTAAGGCTCTGGTGCCAAAGGACATGGCTACCCAGTTGGCCGACGCTGTTGTGAAGTACAACGACGCGGCTGCGACGGAAGCTCAGGCGGTAAAAGCGGCCACGCAGGCGACCGAAAAGGCGGCGCTCGAAAAGAATTGGGGAACAAACTTCGAGCCCAACAAGTTCGTTGCCATGAAAGGCGCGGAGAAACTTGGCTTCACGGCTGAGCAGGTTGCCGCGCTGGAAAACACGGTTGGATATTCCAAGACGATGGAAGCCATGCGCCGCGTCGGGGAACTGGCAGGCGAAGCCAAGTTCATTCAGGGTGGGCCGCAAGGCAACACCGTCATGACCCAGGAACAGGCGAAGGATGCCAAGGAACGGCTCATGAAGGATACCGCGTTCATCACGCGCTACAACAACGGCGATGCGGCTGCGTATCGAGAAATGCTCGCGCTCGACATCATCTTGACACCGAAGGACTAACCCTCGTAACAATGGAGACTGACGATGAGTGCAATGAGAGCAAAAATGCGGATAGCTTTTGTTCAGAAACAGGTCGGAAGCGAGCTGCTTCAATTCGCCGCCGTGGCCAGATCAGACAGATATCCGGCCGATGGGAGTGATGAAAACAATACATATGCAAAGTTTTCACCTTCTGGTAGTTTGACACTGACGGTTGCCAATCCCACCTTGTTTGATAAATTCAAACCGGGTGAAGAATACTATGTGGACTTCACAAAAGCCCCCTCAAGTAAGTAAAATCAGCCACTTCTGGCCCCGCGTAATTTTATTGCGTGGGGCCAGATTTATCGCTTGACACGCGCAATAATCTTGCGCTAAGATGCCATCAATGCTCGGCCCCCCGTTCGTGGATAAGGCCCCTGACGAAATCAGGTAGCCCCTCTATTCAGGAACCCGGCCATGTCCGAGAACATCCCGAACCTCTGGACCACTCAGTTCAGCACCAATTTGCAGGCGCGTCTGCAACAGACCACATCGAAGCTCCGTGGCAAAGTCATGGAAGGCTTTCATGTTGGCAAGCAGGCGTCTCCTGTCCAATATATGAACCCTGTCAAGCTCCAGGCCCCCACGGGCCGCTTCGCGCCGCTTGGGCGCGTTGACACCGACTTCCAGCGTCGGTGGGTGTTTCCGCAGGACGGCGAATTGCCGCAGCTCATTGATACCTTCGATGAACTGCGTACTATCATCGACCCGAAATCCCAGTACGTCACGAACGCGGCTTCGGCTGTGGGTCGTGCGTGGGACGACGCAATTATCGCTGCGGCTTTCGGCACTGCTCAGATCGGCACCGATGCCGGTGGCCTGAGCGGCGAAACTTTCAGCACCACCAACTATCAGGTGGCCAGCACTTTCGGTTCGGGTGGCACTGCCTCCGGCCTGACTGTGCCGAAGATTATCGAGTTGCGGCGTATCTTCCGCCACAACCATGTGGACTTCGAGACTGACCCGATCACTCTGGTCGTTGGCTCGCAACAGGAGAGCGATCTTCTGAACGCGGCTCAGGTTGTGTCCACCGAGTTCAAGTTGGTGTCCCCGACTGACGCGGATGGCCGCGTGACCCGCATCCTCGGTTTCGACATCGTGTACTCGGAGCGTCTGTCTTCGTCCGCGAACGTCCGAAACTGCATTGCCTTCTCCAAGTCGGGCCTCTATCTCGGCATGTGGAAAGACGTGACCAATCGGGTGGACATCCGTACCGATCTGTCGAGCCTGCCTTATCAGGTTTACACCAGCACCACGTTCGGTGCGACACGCCTCGAAACTGGTCGTGTTCTTTCCGTCCTCTGTGCCGATACGACTTCGGCCACTGACATCACACCGTAATCGGGAGAATGACCAATGACTGCGGTTCTTAACACCAAGTCCACCAACATCACGACGCTTGATACGCTCAATCCGTTTCAAGCTCTGACGACTGGTGAAGGCGCTCCGGCCCGGTTGTGGTGCGTGGAAGATCAAGTGGTCCTACCCACGACCTTCTTCAGTGCAACGAACAACTATGCTCGGCTGTGTCGCTTCCCGACAAACGCCAAGATCAAGAAAGTTGTGCTTCTTACGGATGCTGCGGTCGATGCTGCGGCTACGACCGGCGCAACGACTTTCACGGTCGGTGTGGCCTTCTCGGATAGCACCATTGATGGCACCCCGGCCAACTGGGCCGGACTGGTTCCTTCGACGGTAGGTATTGGTGGTGGCACGACCACTGCTGGTACAGTCGTGGCTCTGCCCTCGACTTCCGGCGCGAACGCGATCTTCGGCACTGTGACCCCGCCTGCTTCAACTGGCCCGGTTCCGCTGACGGACATTACTTTCAACGGCACCGAAGCTACTTATGGCGACCCGCTGACGATCTCTCAGACCCCACTGTTGAAGATTTTCAACTTGTGGGATCAGGTCAGCAAGCCGCTGGTGAGCGAAGGCTTCTTCGATCTGGTCATCTTGACCACCCATGCGTACACAACGGTTCCGACCACTTCGGCCAAGTTGTATGCGCGCGTTGAGTTCGCAATCTAACTTGTACCAAACGACCGGGTGTGGAGCTGGAGCGGCTTCCTCCCCGCAAAGGCACCGCCCCGGTCGAATGGTTTCTAAAGGACAGAACCGATGAGCAACCATTTCTTCAGCGTCAATCACGGGCTTGCGAACTTCGACAACAACTTCGCTATCACGCAGGCTACGTCTTCGACTTCGGGCGATGACATCGAACTCCGTGTTGCGGATGGTGTTGGTCTGACCCGCTTGGACGTGCTGAAGGCGCTTGAACAACTGGAACACCTGTTCCAGAGTGGTGGTTCCGCTCCGGGTGGCACCACGTTTCCTTCCGCCAGTGCGTCGTAAGGTGCAGTCATGGCACGGCTCCGCGTCAACAGCACTGGGGTAATTTCGACCCTTGGGGCCGACTTCGCCTCACTGAAAACGTCGCTTGCTGCGGCTCTGGTCACAGCGAACGCGGACATAGCAACGGCGAAAGCTGATGCCACGACTGCGAGCGATACTACCACAATTTCAGACCTAACTACCGTGCAAACCGACATGACGGCGGTGGGTGTCATTGCTACCGCGATTGTTGGTACGGCCGATGTGATTGTGGATGTGAACTTGGCGGTGGTGACTTCAGTTGCCCAACTCCAGGCAATCTTGGCACAGGTTGTGCAGCGGTTCAAGGAACAAGGACTGACGTAATGGCTACGTGGAATGGACAGGATCGCTTTACTCTCTCGAACGTAGCGGCCGGAACGTACAAGTTCAACTTGCGCGGCGGCAGCTATTGGATTGAGTTCAATGGCACCGGCTCCGGCACTGTGGACATCAAGCGGCTCGGTCCGGATGGTGCGACGTACACGGCTCGCATCACGCAGATTACGGCTACTGTGGGCGAGCAAACGATCTCGCTTCCTCCTGGCCAATACGAAGCGGTGATTGCGACGTTTACTGCGAACTACCTCGAAGTCACTCGCATCCCAACAGCGGTTGAGTGACCCTAGAAAGCGTGTAGGGCCACCATGACTGTTATCGCTGTTGCTAATCTAGTCCACGAAACCTCCATCAGCACGGGCGCGGGTAATCTTACGCTCGCACCACTGTTCGGAAAAAAGACTTTTGCGATGGCCTTTTCGACGGGCTCGACGCAGAATGTCTTTTGGTATTTCGTTTCCAATGCACAAGCGGCCGAATGGGAACTTGGTTCCGGCCACATGAGCAACAGCACGACGCTGGTGCGCGATACAATTATCGAAAGTTCAAACGCAAATGCAGCGGTGAATTTTTCCGCTGGTGTGAAGTATATTGGCAACGATCTTCCTGCCTCCTTTCAGACATCTGTAATTCAATTAACCGGGGGAGTTGATACTTCCCCCGGCACAACCAATAAAGGTTTGAACTACGTTCATGTTGGCCCGAACACCGGGGCGGCGAGTGCGCCAATTCACTACAACTCAATTATTGTATCGGACGGTGCAGCAGTAAATAGTGGCACGCTTGAAGCGACCCCTCTGTATGTTCAGCATAGTCTTGCTTCTGCGAGTAAGGGGCAGAAGTATGCGATATTTGCTTCTTCGTTGCAGGGTGTGGCGACTTTGGGTATGGGTGACCAAATTGCGGGGGTTTTGTTTGCACAATCATCCGCGTCGAAGGGGGGCACGAATACAACTTCAGGGGCCTTTGGTTCCTGTATTGGTGGCAATTCGATCTCTGATCTTGAAAGTGGTGCGACCAATCTTGCGTATACCTCAGCGCATGAATTTGATCGGGTTATCGCCAGTGGGGCGACGGTTCGAGAGGGTTACGGAATTTACGTTGCAAATGCCAGTGTGGGACAGGGTGCAGTTTATGACGCGGCTATCGCTATTGGTTCGGCCAATATCTCTGGTAGTTTCAAAGCCCTTATCCTCCTAAGCAGTGAAGCGGCTACACTCGGCGGGAATATCGCTCCGCTTGATGCTTCAGCTTCGTTGATCCTTGGCGACGGCAATGCCCACACGATTACAAACGGTTTTTATCTGCCGGAATATACGGCTACGGGATCGTGGCTGAATTTTGGTGGCCTCGTTATTCTCTCCGGGGCCGGTGTCTTGTCTCTCCTAACAACACAAGCGGTCCCTCTGCTTATTAGTTCTACCGGAACTAATGTCTCCCCTGCCGTGAACGCTGTCACGGCGTCTCATTCCGCTACTTGGGCATACGCTTTTAACGGCGCGGTGAAATGGTATGCCGGGATGCAGACCGACCTCAGTTATGTGGTCGTGGACGGCGTTAGCGGCCTGACGGTTCTGAGGTCTGCCAGCAATAGTGGGATCATAACATTTCCGCAGTATGGCCTCGGCATTCTGCATTCCAGCGCGGCGGGCGTCTTGAGTTCGTCGGCGGTCAATCTCGCAACTGCGGACGTGACCGGCAATCTCCCCGTGGCCAACCTGAACAGTGGCACCGGAGCGTCCTCAACGACTTTCTGGCGAGGTGATGGCACTTGGGCGGCTCTGGTGGACGCAGACGTTCCGCTGACGAATACGCATATCTTTGTAGGTAACGCCAGCAATGTCGCGGTTGACGTGGCCCTATCTGGTGACGCGACTATGGCGAACACCGGGGCGCTTACGCTCGCGTCTGTTATTTCAGCCGCAGGCCCAATCGGGGGGTCAACAGCTATTCCTGTCGTGACGTATGACGCAAAAGGGCGGCTGACTACAGTGACGACAGCAGTGGTGATTTCGCCAGCGGGCACATTGTCCGGCACCACATTGAACGCGACGGTGGTTTCATCGTCATTGACTTCACTCGGTACAATCACGTCGCTAACGGCTACGACGATCAACGCCTTTACGCTTGGCGGAACGGTTTCGGGCGGCGGCAATCAGATCAACAACGTTATCATTGGTGCCAGCACCCCCTTGGCTGGTACTTTCACCACGCTTTCGGTTACAACGTCCGTCATCATACCGTCGATTACTCTTGGCACCGCTTCGTCCGTCACAGGCACATTGAAATTCGCTAATGCTTCGTCGGCCAATCTCACGACGATCCAAGCGGGCAATGCTGCCAACGCGCGGACCTATACTTGGCCGACCGACTTCGGTGCGGCGGGGACGGTTCTTACCGACGCGGCGGGCAACGGCACGTTGAGTTGGGCGTCGGCTGCGGCGGCTGCGGGCACCCTGACCGGAACGACATTGGCCAGCAATGTCGTCACATCGTCATTGACGAGCGTAGGTACGCTTACGAGCCTAACGACAAGCGGCTCGATAACTATGGGGAATTTCCCATACTTACTTTCTGACACCGCTGTTAGTGTATTAGTGCGTTCTGGCGTCGGTATGTTTGTCGGGTCCGGGCTTTCATATGGCATTTCCTCAAATGCCAACGCTTCATCGACACAAAGCGTTCAACTTTCTCTTGCATCATCGGGGGTGTTTTCGGTTGATACCGGGACCTCAGGAAACGGGTTAGGCTCCATCAAGTTAACCAATTTAACGGCTACGGGATCAATACGTCTTGGTCTATTCACCGTGGCAACTCTACCCGGCTCACCCACAGACGGCATGACGGCCTTCGTCACCGACAGCACCGCAACCATCATCACCGGCCTTGGATTGGCGGTTGTAGGCAGCGGTTCAAACCATGTGCCGGTTTTCTATGACGGCGGCACTTCATCTTGGAAGGTCGGGTAGCGGCTATTGATGCAATTTATACGTAAGGCTAGACAAATAGGAACTTTCATGCTACAAATCAGGGACCTACCAACAGGAGGATGCCAATGAAAATTCAGTTTAATCAGACGTTTACGACCCGTGCGGGCGTGGAGTATAAAGACCAGGGTGCAACTAAGGGCATGACCCTTGGTGAACTGTCTGTTGCGGTTCTCGACTTGACGTTCGAGGACGAGACCAAGGAAGGCTTCAAACCCAAGTTGCGGCGTGCGGAACTGGGCGACAAAATTGCAGAGGCCGAAAAGGCCAATCAACCGCTCGAACTGCTTAACGCGGATCGGGACATGTTGAAGGAACGCATTGGTAAGCGCAATTTTCCGTCGCATCTGACAGCGCAACTTGTGAAGGCTCTTGATGCAGGGGTGGAAGAACAGAAGGCAGAATGATCGGTTCTTTTATCGGTTGGGAAATTGGTCCTGAGTATCAACTTGCGGCGGGCCCCGGTGCAGTACCGGCAGCTCTCCGCAAGTTGACTGCTGTTCTCTACGCAGTACGATCACTTGCCCCGCTCCTCTATCAAACGCGGCAAGCGCCGCCAACTTTGGATGACTGACGATGGGCCAAGAATATCTTGACAGCCTCGACGTGGCCAATCAGACATGCCAGCTCTGTGGCGTGGAGCAGATCGCTTCGGTCACGGAGGATAGTCGCAACAACAAGGAAATCTCGTTCGCGTATGGCAAGGCTCGGCGTGCGGAGCTGCGGCGCAACACTTGGGTATTCTCCATTCGGAAGGCTGTGCTGCGTCCGATTGATAACGCAACGATGATACTGTCACCGGCCCCGTGGTCCGCCACGACCACTTATGTTTTCGGAGCGATTGTTTCGGATGGCAACAAGCAACTCTGGCTCTCGCTCCAGAAGCAAAACCTGAACAATGTCCCAGGTGGCAACGACAACGCCTGGACTGCTTATTTTGGCCCTCGGTCTATCGAACCGTGGGACACGACCGACACCACAACCTACTGGGCTGGTGAGCTGGTATATATGGCTGGTTCGGTTCCCGGCAGCTACACAATCTTCCAGTCGCTCATCAGCAACAACGCTGATACTCCTAACGTGGCGACAGCGTGGAGCGCAACGACAACCTATGACGACACTTCTATCGTCAGCTACAGTGGCTCTCAGTGGTTAAGCCTGATCCCGCTCAATTTGAACAATGCCCCTGCATCGGGGCCAGCGTTTTGGCTGGCTGCTACCACTTACGCGACCGGCAACACCGTGACGGGTTCGGACTTCTACCAGTACACATCAGTCGGTAACGGAAACTTGGGCAACGATCCGACGCTGGATAATGGCACCAACTGGACGAAAACTACGACGATTACGTTTTGGGAAGCTGCTCCGACGAGTGCGGTGTCGTCAATGAACTGGCTTCCGATTGCCGCGACCATGACCAAGGATGCAGTCAACTACCCTCTTGGCTCCGGCCCTGCGTCTCAGATGGCGACCCGCAACGCCTATATGTTGCCGTCCGGTTTCCTGAACTATGCGCCGCAAGACCCGAAGGCCGGGTCGATGTCATTCCTTGGTGCCCCTTCCGGGATGCAGTACAGTCAGTGGAATGTTGAGGGCGACTACATCGTGAGTGAGATTGACAGCAAGCCGATGGTGCTGCGGTTCGTGGCGGACATCACGCGCGTCAAGGATATGGAGGATATGTTCTGCCGTGGCCTAGCCGCGACGATTGCGACTGCGGTTTGTGAAATTCTGACGCAATCCGATGCCAAGCTTCAGTCCATCGCCCGTGAATACAAGCTGTGGATGGGTGAGGCGCGGGCGGTGAACATGATCGAAATGGGTCCGGTCGAGCCCCCGGAAGACGATTACATCACTTGTAGGATGTAACATGGCTGAACAAAACTTCGTTCAATCTTCCTTCTACAGTGGCGAGTGGTCACAGACGATGCAGGGCCGCATCGACCGGCCTGACTTTCGCATGGCTATGAATGTTTGCCTTAATGGTCTGCCGACTGAGACTGGCGCATGGACGCGCCGCCCCGGCACACTTACTGCCGCGCATACCAGGAATGGTGCCCCTGGCCGGATCATCACGTTTTCTTTTCAGGAAAACGCACCCTACACGATGGAATTTACAGACGGTTATCTGCGGTTCTATGCGGGCAACAGTTTGCTGACGGGTGTGGATAGTCAGTCGATCACTTCAATATCGACGGCTACGCCTGCGGTTGTGCAGACGGCCGGAGCCCACGGCTGGACAACCGGCCAACAGTTTGTGTTTACGGTGCTCGGTACTGCGGACCCGTACTTGCTCAACCGGCAATTCGTCGGAACAGTGGTGGACAGTACCCATCTTTCTCTCGCAAGTGCTTTGTCAGGGGCGGCGCTAAATGGCTCCTTGCTCCAGACTTTCACGACTGGGACGATTGCGCGGATTACAGAACTGACATCGCCGTATGTTGGCACCTGGAGTGATGTGCGTTCAGTGCAGGCTGAGACACAATCGGTCCTGTTGCAGAATACAGTTTCCCCTCGCGTCCTACTGGCAACAGTTGATCCTACAGGCGTGGTCCCTCCGTCCTTTGCACTTACTCCTGCACAGTTTATGGATGGCCCGTATCTCAATCCGGTTATTGGAGCAACGATTACACCGGCTGCGACTTCGGGACTTGTTGGATTTACCATTCAGTCTCCTACTTGGTCGAGTTCAGCCGCATACAACGTAGGAGATTACGTTGTTTATTCTGGCACTGCATATCAGTCGTTGACAAGTCCGAATGTTAACAACGAACCAGACACAGCGACGTTTGCGTGGGTTGTTGTCACGCAGGATAAAGTCTGGAGCCCTGCTGGCCTACAGTCTTCGGACATTGGGCGGCATATTCGGCTGTTCTCTGAGCCGCCTATTTGGGTGGCTGGAACAACGTATGCCGCTGGAGCCAGCGTCAAATACAACAACACCTACTGGACTTCTGTGGTGTCATCGAATACCGGCAACCACCCAGGTCTGGACATTACAAAATGGGGGATCAATGCTCAAGCGGCAAACTGGACTTGGGGGCGCATTACCTCACTGACTGGTGCAGTACCAACGCAGATTTCCCAAGCTGCGGGAACTGAAATTGTCAGCGGATTTAATACCAACACTGCTAAGGCTTTTGATGGCAACTTGATAAAATCGTGGGGCAGTTGTGCTTATTTCTT